AGATGCACGAAAAATAAAAGAATTAAACGAAGAATATGCAACATTAGAAAGATTAGAAATAAAAGAAAATGTAGAATTATTAATTGAAAGACAAAAAATTGAAAAAGAAATTATTAAAGAAACAACAAATGAAGTTAAAGCAAAAGAATTAGAAACACGATATGAAGAAATAAATAAACAATTAGAAATTTCAAAAGATCAAGTTGTACCAGAAAATTTACAACAAATTAGAACTAAAAAAGAAAAAATAGAACAAGCATTAGAAAAATTAGATGAACCTATTGGTAAAATAAAAACAGTTAAAAAATCAGAATTAAAAACAGATTTTGAATCTGCAAATAAAGTATTAGAAAGTGTTAAGTTAGGTGATGTAAAAGTTGAAAATAAAGGTAATTTTTTAGACCAAATAAAATATCAAGGAATAGATAAATTATATCCAGTATTAAAATTAGTAAGAAAAGCTGAAAAAGCAGGATATACAACAAAACAATTTATTTTAGATGCTTATAAACAATTAAGAATACAACCAGGAATGGTAGGGTATGCTAATTTTTTTATAGAAAAAGCAACTATGAATTTAAAAGCACAAAAAAATGGGATTCCATTAATGGGGAAAAAAGGTGTTTTAAGAAATATAAGAACAAAAAAAGAATATGCAGAATTTACAGCATATGCTGCTTCACGAAGAACAGTAGAACTTATAGAAAGAGGAATTGAAACTGGTATAGGTTTAAAAGATGCAAAAGCAACAATAAAACAATTTGATGCAAAATATAAACAAACATTTAAAGAATTAACTGAATTTCAACAAAGAACTTTAAAATATTTACAAGAAGCAGGTATTATTTCAGAAAAAACATTTAATGAAATTTTAGAACTTAATAAAGATTTTTTACCTGTACATAGGGTAGCTGATCCTTCTGTAAAAGGAAACAATATGTCGGCACAAACACAATCTAATCCTATACGAAGAATAAAAGGCATAGAAGGTGTTAAAAAAACAATAGAAAAATTTAAAACAGAAATTAAAACATTAGAAAAACAACAAAAACAAGCAACAACACCAACTAAAAAAAATGAGTTAGCTTTAGCAATAGAAGCAAAAAAACAACAAATTGCAAAAGAAGAAGGAAAATTATCTATACTTGATCCTATAGAAAGTGTGCATTTAAATACAATGTATTTTATTCAATTAGCTGAAAAAAATTTAGCATTAGTAAAATTAATTGAAATGGTAGAAGCAAATCCAAAACTATTTCCTGAAATACAAAAAATAAATCAAGTAAAAAGATTTGATGTATCAAAAAAAGAAATAGAAACAATGACAGGAAAAAAATTTAATGAAGATGTTGCAGAAACAATGTCAGTATTTAGAAGAAATGGACAAGTTTTAGAAAATGGAAAACAAATAGCTATATATAGAAATGGAAAACGAGAAGTTTGGGAAGTAGGAAAAGATATTGCAGAGTCTGTATTGTTTATGAATAGAGCTTCTATGAACTCATTTTTAAGATATGCAAGTATTCCAACTAGAATGTTAAGAGCAGGAGCAACTTTAGATCCTGCATTTACAATAAAAAATTTAAATAGAGATGCATTTAGTGGATCAGTTTTATCTAAATATTGGGAAAATATACCATACATTACAAGTATGCAAGGTGTGTTTCATTATGTTGCAGGAAGATATGGACCAGACATTGCACCATTAAAAAAAAGCAAAAGAATATATGAAAATTTTGTTAGATCTGGAGCAATGCAATCAATGTTAAATAGTTTAGATAGAAATTATTTTAGAGATAGTAAAGTAATTAATGAACTAACAAATGTAAGAAGAGTGCAAAATTATGTAAATCCTAAAAATTGGTTAGAATTTTTACGAGCAGTAAGTGAATCAGCAGAATCAGCAGTTCGTTTAGGAGATTTTATGATTGGTTTAGAAAAAACTTCTAAATTAAGAGGAATGACTAAAAAAGAAAAATTACAATATTTAGGTTTTGAAAGTAGAAATTTAACTATAGATTTTGCTAAAATAGGAAATCAAGTACAAGCAGTAAATATGTTAAGTGCGTTTTTTAATGCAGGTATACAAGGGGAAGCCAGATTAATTGAGGGGTTTCAAAAAAATCCAAAAATGGTTTCTGCAAAAATTGCTGCTTATATTACATTACCAAGTATTTTATTATGGTTAAAAAACCATGATAGCGAAGTCTATAAAGAAGTACCTCAATACCAGAAAGATTTATTTTGGATTGTTATTTCTGGAGAAAATACAGAAGATCAAGTAATTTGGAGAATACCAAAACCATTTACATTAGGTATTTTATTTGGAAGTATTCCAGAAAGAATGTTAGATTACTATTCTGGTGAAGATCCAGAAGGAATAAAACAAACATTAAAAGATTTAGCAGGAAATACAGCAGGATTAATAGTACCTGATTTTAATGCAATACAACCTTTAGTTGAAAATTATGCTAATAGAAATTTTTTTTTTAACCGACCTATTGTTCCAAGAGCATTAGAAGGGGAAATTCCAGAATATCAATTTAATGAATATACAACTGGAATAGCTAGATTATTAGGAAAGGCAACAAATTATAGCCCTATGAAAATAGACAATATTATTAAAGGATGGACAGGAGGTTTAGGAAATTATGCTATGTCTGCATTAGATATGAGTTTAAGAAAAGCAGGTCTTATTCCAACAGTATCAAAACCATTAACAGGTGAATTAATAAAAGATTTAGCAGATATTCCTATTATAAAGGCATTAGTAATAAGAAACAAAAGTTTGTCTAGTGAAAGTATAAATAGATTTTTTAAACAATATTCTAAAATAAAACCACAATGGACAACTTATAATAGATTATTGTCAGATAGTATTGGAGAAGGAATTTTAGAAGCACAAAAAAGATTTCCTCCAGAAGAACAAGAAATTTTAATACAAAAATGGTCAGAAATAGAATCAACAATAACATTTATACAAGACCAAATTAGAATGATAACTGATATTAGAAGAAATCCAAATATAGAAAGTGCAGAAAAAAGACAAATAATAGATCAATATTATACAAATGTAGTAAATGCATCAAAAGACAGTATGAAACAATTAAGATTTATTGAAGAAGGAATTGACAATGATTAAGTCTTTTAAAAACAATAAAAACATGATACAGTATTTTATATGACAATATCTACAACAACGATAAAAAATAGTTATTCTGGTGATGGTTCTCAAGATACTTTTGCCTATACATTTAAAATATCTGCTGATGCTGATATGCAAGTTATTATTCGTGCATCTACAGGTGTAGAAACTGTAAAAACATTAACGACCCATTATACAGTAACTGGAGCAGGTACTGCAACAGGAGGTAATGTAGTCTTTACATCTGGTAATATTCCGACAGCTACAGAAACAGTTGTACTTAGACGAGTTACCACAAAAACACAAACATTAGATTTAGTTGAAAATGATCCCTTTACAGCAAATAGTGTAGAAGGAGCATTTGATAAAAATTTAGCAGCAATACAAGAATTGCAAGAAGAAGTAGATCGTTCATTTAAAGTTAGTAGAACTAATACTATTACATCATCTGAGTTTACAGATAGTTCAACATCAAGAGCCAGTAAGACATTAGGATTTGATTCTTCTGGAGATTTAACCACAGTTGCAGATTTTCTACCTGCTGGTGGTGATAGTGCAATGTTTCAATATTCAACAACAACAACGGACTCTGATCCAGGAGCAGGTTTTTTACGACTAAACAATGCAACAATAGCTTCGGCAACAATTGCTTATGTTGATGATCTTGAATTTAATGGTACAGATGTAAGTGCATGGGTACAATCATTTGATGATGTAACAGGCAATGATACAAATAGAGGTAGAATAAGAATTAGTAAGGCAAATACATTAGATACTTGGATGGTATTTAAGGTAACAGGAGCAGTAACAGATGCAAGTGGGTATACAAAAATTGGTCTAGTATATATTGATAGTGCAGGAACATTTGCTAATGAAGATAAAGTATTTCTATCATTTGTAGCAAGTGGAGAAGATGGAGCAATTCCTGGTTATCGTTATAAATTTGATACAGGAACATCAGACGCAGACCCTGGTTCTGGAGAAATAGCTTTTAATAATGGAACATATGCAAGTGTTACAGAAATCTATATTGATGATGCTAATGCAGATGGTGTAACAGTATCAGCAGACATTCTTACATGGGATGATTCTACAAGTACCATTAGAGGAATTATAATGATCTATGATATTAATGATAGGTCTACTTATGCACGATTTAAGATAACTGGAGCTTCCACAGATGCAAGTGGATATGTAAAACTAGCAGTTGCTCATTTAAATTCTAATAATACCTTTAGTGCAGCAGATGAATTATCGGTACACTTTACAGCTTCTGGAAGTAAAGGTGATACTGGAAGTACAGGGAGTACAGGGAGTACTGGGAGTACTGGAAGTACAGGTGCATTAGGTGCAAACCCACAACTATCTATGACTTTTAGTAATTCTACAAGTGATGCAGATCCAGGTGCAGGTAAGATTGCTTTTAACAATGGAACATTATCAAGTGTATCAGTTTTATTTGTAGATGATGCAGATGATGCAGGTGCAGATATTACAACTTTTGTGCAATCATGGGATGATATATCAAACTCAGTAGCTAGAGGTATAATTACAGTTACTAAAGAATCAACTCCTGCAACTTATGCTACATACAAAGTAACAGGAGCTATAACAGACGCAAGTGGTTACACCAAAGTAGCTGTAACACATCTAACAAGTTCTGGATCATTTTCTAATGCAGATGGAGTAAGTGTGCATTTTTCTTATTCTGGTGCAGATGGTTCTGGAGATATGACTTCATTTACATTAGCAGGAACATCTGGCTCTGATCAAACAATAACAAATGGTAACACCTTAACTGTTGCAGCAGGAGAAGGCATTACTACTACAGGAGGAGCTACTGATACTGTAACGATTGCAGGAGAAGATGCAACAACAAGTAACAAAGGTATAGCTTCATTTCATAGTGATAATTTTTCGGTAAGTAGTGGTGCTGTAACTGTTAAAGATTTAGGAATAGCAACTGCTGAGATACAAGCTAATGCTGTTACAGCAGCTAAATTCAATGCTGATGTAATTAGTGGTCAAACTGAACTTGCAGCAGAACCTGCTGACACAGATGAATTTTTAGTTAGTGATGCAGGTGTTCTTAAAAGAATGGATTACTCGCATATAAAAGCAGGTGCTACTACAGTATCATCAAAAGGAAGTACAACAAGTTCTGGTACTTTTAATATAACAAGTTTAACAATAAATATTCCTTTGTTTTTAGTTGCTGATGGATCAAGTGGTAATAAGCCAGAAGTAAAATTTAGAGTTACAGCAGGATCAACAGGTGGTGCAACTGAGAATAGTAGTAATTTCTTTTTTATAGGAGCAAATGATGGTACTTCAAGTAGAACAGTTCCTGGTACTGTTTTAATCCCAAGTGCAACAACAGTTACATTAGATGTGAATAGTATTGCTGGAACATTAACAGCATTTCAATAAGGAAAAATTATGAAAGGATATGTAAAACTCACACCAGAAGGTTTAATTGCAATAAATTCAGACAATGCAACTGACCAAACCATGTATAATAATGATGCAACTGCAAGAGAGTTTACAACAGAAGAATATACATTATTTGGCGATCAACTTAAATATGCAGGTAATGAAAACACAAAAGTAACAGGTACATCTTTAGATGATGCAACTGTTC